CAGTAATGTCTCGTTAATGATTGTGGTGCGAACTTGGTCTACGGTATCAGCTGGGGCTGTCGCCCCCCAGGTCGTCGTAGCAAATGTAAACCCAGTATTAAAATCGGCAATGCCGGTTGATAACCCCTGATCAACATTCGTGATCGTAACGGTTGCGGTATCAACTGTTGCGGTAAAAGGTGTGAGTCCGTCTACGGCTGTTTTCGTTGCGGTAGCGATCTGCGAAGCAGTGTCTGCGGCTGCCACAGCAACCTCTACGCCAGTTTTCTGAGCTACGTTAGGATCTCCCCCACCCGAGTCTACGTTGTACCAAACATAGTAATCAGTTTCATCGTTTGCGGACGAGAGTAGAAAATAATCGCCGGAAGTAAGGCTTGCACCATTACCACACACAACAGTAGAAACTTGGAGTGCTCCGAGTATTTGTACTCGTTCTTTATCACCACTCGTATCTACTGAAAATACTTGCGGGGTATTCGTGACTTGAACAACCGTTTGGGTGTTATCACTTACGTTGTCATAATGCCAGTAGTCGGTCAAACTGATTACGTCGGTGACTCGTGAAACGGTGATTGCCCCAGCTGCTGTACTAGATTCGCTCACAGAAGCAGCAAGGGTGTACGATATTGAGTGTCCACCTTTGGTGGTGACTGTAACTGTAAATCCCGATGTTCCAGCGCTACCGTCAGTTGTAGCTCCACCAACAGCATTCGTAATGGTAACTGTATTGCTCACGACGCTTGCGTTAAAGTCTGTCTCGGCATGCACTATTGCCTGGACTGCTGCGGCAACCGTAGCTGCGGAGTCATTTGCGGAAATAGCGACCTCTAGTCCAACTTTATTGGCTACTGCTGGGTCACTACCCCCGCTATCAACATTAAACCAAACATAGTAATCTTCACCAAGATCTCCAGCGGAAATTAAAAAGTAGGTTTCATTGAGGGAACCTGCTGTATCGCCTAAACAGACTACGTCGGTTACTTGCTGGATTGATGTCACTGCGGTAATAGGAGTGGATGTAGTGTTATAGTTGGCGGAGCCAGTCACTGCGATAGGTTCTCCGACTACTAGGCGCTGATCTGGTCGGGTAATACCAATAAGTCTGTTAGTTGTCCATTTTAATGTGCGAGTAGTGGTAGATGATGAACGAAAATCTGGAGTTGGAATATCATTATCTAGATACTCTAGTGCTTCCCTCTTTTGACGAGAGCCTGTGGCAGAGAACACAACATTGTCGGCCCTCACTAACTCTTGTTCGTTAAGTACACCAGAGTCAACGGAGGTATTAACTCCACCTTGCCACGGCATAATTGTATGTACCTGTGTACGTCTCGCCATTATGGTTGCCAATCTGAGATAGGGAATTTCATATCGTAGAAGGCCGCTGTGTTCCCACTAGCAAATACTGCATTAGTGGCTTCCGGTGCGATGAACATCGTAGCTCCACTAACATTCGAGTCCACGTTCGTCGCAATCCCGAATGAACCTGTTTGACCACTCTCATAAACAGCCTTCCACGGCCCGCGAGTTGAAGCAGGATATGCTGTAGCTGTGGCACCAGCCAGGTAGATTTCACCAGTAGCAAACGTATATCCCGAACCTAAATTTGTGGTGTCTAGTGCGACCCCAGTAGGAAAAGTACATCGGAAAGTTCCAGTGGTAACTGTATCAAATGACGCAAAAGCCCTCATACAGAAAAATTTACCTTCTCTCCACCATACACCAGAAACACTACTCGAAGCTGAGACCCCGTTAAAGGTCGGTGTCCATGTATTTTCTCCAGTAGCCGTCTTATGTTCAAGTATCTGCCAATTGGTTCCATCTGAATAAATAACTAAAACTTCACCTTTAGTAGTTAGTATATAAGATCCTGATGCAATTCCACCAATTGTCTGACCGCCTGTGGTATTCAATGTATATTTTTGAGATAAAGAAGTTCCGTTGTGGTGTAATCTCAATATCTTTCCAGTATTCCCAACCGCGGTGGGCAAAGTTACAGTAAATGAAGCACCACTAAGTGTTAATATATCATCTGCGGTTGTGGGACTATCCGTGGTCGTTACTGACCGCACTGCGAGATTAGCGCCAGCTGGGCTGGCCCAGGAAACTCCAGATGCAGCACCAGAATCAGCCTTAAGGAATGTCCCGTCACTTCCCACAGCTACACGAACATTGTCGGAACCATTTGAAGCAATTATGTCACCTTTCGTGGTAGTCGGAGCTAAAGCATCGAATGCAGCAGTCTGTGATGTTTGTCCAGTACCACCATTGGCAATTGCTACAGTACCTGTGACATTGGAAGCTGTACCTGTTGTATTCTGGTTGAGTGTGGGAACATCACCAGCAACTATGGTATTCCATACAGGTGCGGCTGAACTAGTTCCATCTCCAGTTTGAACTAAGAATTTTTTAGTTGTCGTCGTATTCCCAGACAACTTCGAGATTGTATCAGTAGCACTAGCATAAAGTGTGTCGCCTTTAGCATATGTGGTTTGGTTAGTGCCTCCGTGAGTTTCGGTCACGGTCCCACTTACGTTGATAGCTGTGTCTGTAAATGAAAGATTTCCACTACCATCCGTCTTAATTATTTGACCATTCGTCCCATCAGCTGCGGGCACCGCCCACGATCCAGGAGTAGTTACTGATGCTGGCGCCTTAAAACCGCGATAATTAGCCGCAGTATTACTATCGTCAACTAGTCTTAATTCACCGACGTTTCCTGTATCAGAACTATTCGTTAAGGATAAGTGACCAGCATGTACAGTTTGATTTCCACTTCCACCAAATTGATTTGGATCAATTGATATACCCTTTTCAGCCGCGATGTCTAGGGCTGCGCCCGCAAGACTGCACCAAAGGGCTTGAATATAGGCGATACTCCAATGCTTACTTGCACTACCTAGATTGTATCCTTCATCGGTGTCCGACACGAGAGATGCATTTATCGCTGTGGAACTCAAGTTGTCTAATGCTGTGGTGGCTCTGCCGCTTTGAAGTGTACCAACATCAGTCTGTAGTGTACCTACGTCTGTTTGTAAGGTACCTATGTCGGTCTCGGCTGTATCGACTCGGGCCTCAACTTCATCAAGTGCAGCCTTTGGGTTAGTCGAACTAAGTCCAGAAGATGAATTATCATAGACAAGGTCCGCTAATTGATCAGAACGAATCAGCTGCGCTTCGCTTGACCCATTGTGGAACTTCAGTTTATTCGAGGCAGCTGAATCCACACGTAACTCCCCAGCTGCGGTCCCCGCATTCGTTCCTGGAGCAATCCGAAGTAAATTTTTAACTATAAATGCCTTGATACTCATCGTGTCTCCTCACTATCCGAGCCACTTGAAAGTGCGATACTTAAATGTACGCGCATTTCCGGTATTAGTTGTTGTATAAAGTAATCTCATATTACTGCCGCTTACGTCGGCAGAGAACGTCACTCCTGAACTGGATATTTCTGCGACGGAGCCGTGAGATATTGCAGCACTTGTACCATCAGTACAGAGCGTGATTATTCCAGCCTCTATGTTGGGTGTCCCATCCTCTGTGACTGAATACTGCATGTGAACTACATCATACGTTGCATACGCGAACGACACCACGGTTCCATTGGTGGTGTTATCAGAAAGTGTCACAGTGGTTGTACTTGCAAGACTATCAAGTAGGGCACCATCCTCTGAGATATCTCGGCCATCAATCGTTACACCGGCTTCGGCAGTTACGTTATCAGTGAGATTAGCTCCTTCAATAGTGACATCACGCAAGAATGTTGGAAGGGCAACACTCGGCGCTCCGCCGTGAGCTGCTACGGAACCTTGTTTTTTCCGAAGTCCACCTCGACGAATAACATCCATATAACCGCTTCTAGGGGATAGAGACGGTGCATCAAAACCATCGTCACGCTCACCAGCCATCCGGGCTAGGCGGGCTTGTCCCTTCATCAGGAACTTGTCGTGCATTTCTTCATCGCGACTTAATGCAGACCAAGCCATCGCACCAGCAAGGTAGTATAGTACGATGCGGTCACCAACAGGAATTAACGGTTCATCATCATCATCGTCTAGTTCAACCGCCTCCTCAATATAATCAATATTGATAGTTACCGGTGTGGAAGTAATAGCGGGGAAGATTCTCGTTTGCCTGTAACGATCCGACTCAAACTCATTATCCCCACTTGAAGGATCAAAGAAATCACCAGTATTATAATAATCAGGAAATCCTTCCACCTTCGCGTCTCGCGCTTCAAGCTGTCGATATCGCTTGGTTCCCACGGCTTCGAGTGGCTTATTTCTTTCGGCATGCCATACCGTGGATGTTTCTTTGGCCGTGGTCGGAAGATCAATACGGTCCCGCCAGATTTTGAATTCTGCGGTGGCATTTAACACCTCTTGGAAAGCAGAAGATAGTGTGATAGTCGTAGATTCCGCTGTGTGGGCGCTAATCGTATATATCTTATTTGAACCATCTACGGAGAATTTGTATCCGAGAAAACTTCCGTAGGATGCTGCTGGAGCGGTGGAAAGTGTGACTGTGGTGCTATCAGGTGTAACCGAAGCTGTGTCAACACTATAGTAGGCTTTATGAATTACTTGTGTGGTCTTCTCTAGCCAACTCCAGCGCTTAAATGGAAGTACTTCATCTATGTAAGCTAGGTTAACGAATCGTTTAATTTTATTGGTAGCGACGGTATCATTGCTTTGAACACCTAACGTCTCTCGAATTGCACTAACAATATCGCTAAAGGTCTTTAATGTCTGAGCCATTACCTAGCCTTCTTTCACAATAAGTGTCGCCGTCGCTCCAGATGTCAGTGTCTGCACATAAACACCGTTTTCAAAAACTAAAGGGTTATCATAAAATGGAATAGACTGTGTCTGTTTAGCCGTGGCACCTTGAATCTTTACCATGTTGCTGCCAGACGACGAGTCCCGAAGAACAAGCGTGTCATCCGTAGCATCAGGAGTAAAGATTATATGTGTGATCTTGATACGTCGAGACGTAAGCTGCTGGCTGGCAGTATCAATATACCACATATTCCCGGTGCGGGTGTTGGCCATAGGAACTATCCCCCGCCAAGATACAAGTATACTACTGCGCCATTTGCCACGGTCACGGTAAGCCCACCAGCGTCATGAATACAAATTTCTTCTATCGGCTTACTAAAATCACTTCCGCCCTCTTCCCATAATGGAAGACCAGAGGCAGTGGATGATATTACTGCGGTTCCATTATTTGACCCAAAATATTTAACTGCATATACTGATCTAACATCAAATGCTGCAGTAGTATCTACGTAGATTACGTTACCTGCTTGTGAGTTTGCCATAAATCTCCCAATAAAGGCAGGGGGCAGTTTCCCACCCCCTGAAAGGTCGCGTCAGAATTAGACGCCATCAGTTCCAAAGATACCATAGCCGTGGATTGCTCCAACTTTCTCACGATAGCGACACTTATAAAGTATGCTGTCGTTGATAAAACCGGCGTCTGCGCCAGCTGCTTTGGTTTCGATGGGTTTACGAGAAACAATGCGAAGACCTGCTTCAGAAGGATCTGACATCAAGAACCACGCATCAGCATCAGTCAAATGAGGGCTAGAAACAACTATTAAACCATCTTCTTTCAAAGAGTTTTTGTTGTTTACATTGGTAATACCATCGGTGCCTGCAGTGGCTGTAGTAGCGCGAAGTTCAGAACCAATAAGTTCCATTGCCAAGCGCTTATTTGATGGATGAACCACCAAATATTTTGGAGCCATCTTGTAGATAATACCGCTATCACCAACAAACGCTGTTTCAAAATCAATCAACATTGTTTCCAATGAAGAATTTGAAAGATCGGCGTCTGAAGATAATTGGTTACGATAAGTCCCACCACTCGGAAGTGCATGAGAAGTAGCGCAGAGGTAATCACCATTGGCGATTGTGGTTGAAGTGAAAGCACCATTCAAGATAGCCATAGCCTGGATCTCTTGTGATTCTTTCGCAGACTTTGCAAGCTTTGCAATAGCGTCAGCGATAAAATCAAATTTACCGTCATCAACAGCTTCTTCAGAGATTGAGAAGCCGAGGCCATACTTCACAGGTTTCAACGTCTTGTTGGCACCTTGTGCAGGGGCTTCGAAGCTATAGTCTTCACCTTCTTCAATTTGCTCCATCAGGGGCATATCGTGAAGTTCAGAACTTTGCCAGATTGATTGTTCGGTTTTAACGGTCTTAAACAGTTGGTCCCTACGAGAAGGGTGTCTCATCAATTCTGATCGAAACAACTCTTCCAATGCAGGCAACATATCAGCGCCAAAAAGGTCGCTAAAATTATCCCTTAAAAGACGTGGACTACTCATATGTTACTCCTTATAAACCTTCACTGCCGGGGCGTACTTGATGATTGTTGATTACAACAACACACTCAGCGAATTCACCGATGGTGTTGCCTTCAACAGTAGACGCGCCCAGAAGGCGAAGTGGAAGGGTTGAGTTAGTAGCGCCGGTACTAGAATCTAGTTCCATGCGTGATCGGCGATATGCTGTGTTACCGCTAGTCGCGACGATATTGAAGTTCAAACCAACACTGGTTTGAGCCAACGTAGTACCATCATCAGCTTGGACTACGAATTTTTGATCGGGGTGATCCCACACTTTTACGTTGTCATCAGCGACAGCGTATTGTGCGGAGATTCCCAATAGAGTTTGACTGGCTGTGGCGACAACCACTTTACCGGCGTTATTCATTGTAACTGCATCGCCTGGATAGATGGTTCCACCAGCCACATAGATACCTTCCCTAAGAACTCTTTCTTTGGGTCGGAATCCACTTGGTCTGTCAGAATTAGCCATATTAGCTTCTCCTTAATTTACACACTTTACACACTCCCACCTAGGCCCATCCCAGGCGGGAGCCTCAATTATATCATAAGTACTTAATTTTCCTCGTATCCTTCGGATACCTTAGAGTAGGCAGCTACCCCTGCTTCCTTCGCCATTTGCTTCAATTCCTCCGCATGTACAGCATTTGCCTTTGTTTGGAGGTAATTACGCTGCTTTAAAAACTTCTTGTGCTGGGAGGTAATAGTCTTAGGACGTACTGCCAAAACAAGGTCCCCACGACGGATATAGCCTTCAGCCGTAGCCATCTCACGGAAGTTATCTGACGCTTTATAGATCTGCCAGTGACTTCTATGAACATTTCCGTTGTTACGGAATTGTGACATGTTCAAGAAACGATAATCCAAATCTTGAGCCATTAACTCCGCCTTTAGGGCTTCATTCAGGGCCAGTGGATTATTAAAAAATTCGTCGTAACTGAACCCCTTCAGTTCGGGTTCGGTATTCTTGGTCTGTTTAGCTCGTTGTTCTTTACTCATAATTCCCCCTACCTATACCGACCAAATGAGTCGCGGTTTGAAGCGTTTTCGAGTCCAGCTTTAACTGCGGGGTCCTCGATATCACGACCAAGTAACTTTGCAATTAGCAGAGTATTCTCAGACACCTTTTTCTTAGGTTCAGTGCGTCGTGTCTCAGTTCGGCGGGAACCGCCACTAGCGTCCTCATCAATATGCTGGCGCTTAGACTTCGGGACCAGTCCAGCCTTAGACACTGCACGAAGTACGGCCATCTCGTAACCTTCCACGGTATCGCGTATATCCTCACGAATGTTATTATTCGCCTCAATAACCAGTCTACGTACCTCGTCGTTGCTCTGAATCTCAGGATATTCCTGAGCTAGTTCATAGATCTTTGCGTTAAGCTTGCGCTCATTTTGCAAAGTCTCGTTGGCAATACGAGAAGCTACCTCAGTTACCTTCGTACCAAGTTTACCGGCATCATAGATGTCTTCATCATCTATGGCGATAGCCTTCTTGGGGGCTGGTTGTGGTTTTACCACATCAACAACTTTCTTTAAAGAATCAGCAAGATTCTGATTCATGTTGGCGAGTTGTGAACGTAGTTCTGCAAGTTGACGGTCAACGTCACCCGCTCCTGGACTGGCCGAATTACCAGTAGCAGGAGTTTTTGGTTCATTATTGTCTGCGGTCGTCATTTGAAACTCCTAATTTGGGGTGTTAAAAACCTAATTTAGGTAGATGAAGTCCCCTATTCCTTCATCATTTCTTTTTTAATACTCTCAACAAATTGAATCATAGTCTCCGCACCTTCCAGGCGGGCCTTAGCAAGCACCAGCTCGCGGTCGCCCGCACTGATACTGCACTTAAGCATTTTACTCAGCTGGCGCTCCGCGCCAACTTCTAATAGAGTAATAACAGCCTCCCACGTTGGGGACGCGACTAAATCACGAAGCATGTCTCGCTGGTCCTCGGTTAACTTCTTCATTTATCCGCCATCGCCTTCTTGTGGCGCATTAGTGGCGGATACCGGTTGCATATTCCCTGGCTGTTGCGTGGCCGTTGAATTTAATTGCTGCTGCTGTATCGCAGAAGCTTGCGCTTGCGCAGCTTGCAGTGCCTGCATCATTCCGGCGGCTTCCTTGGCCTTGCCAACAAGTAGGGCTAATTGGTGTTCGTTGAACTGACCATTTAGTTCGTCACTGGATAGAATTTCTTCTACCACTTGGATAAATCCTTGTAAGTCTTGCGTTGGGTCTAGGGGCGTGTCCACGCCAGCTAGGGTGCGGTTCGCAATCTCAATCGGAGTAAACATGATCGGTACTTGGTTAGGCTTACGGATGAACTTAGAAACATCCTTAATACCATTTACGCGAAGCATATGAGATATTGCTTCATATCGTTCGCGCGGGGAGACAAGACCGAGTTGTAAGTCTATTGGATTCGAAGTCATCTGATAAATCATGTTGGCTTGCTCGATCTGGATTTGTTTGTTCGAGTTGGCAGAGTTTGACTCTAACTCAAAGTCATACATTCCAGCGAGTTCTTCCCTCGTTTCAATGGTAGCCCAGTATTGATTACCATCATCACCAAGAACGCGGAATTGAAACCCAGTCGGAAGTCTATACTGAAGCATGTGGAACACATAGCGCAGTGCTTGCTTCCATCCACGATTCATCCGAGTGATATAAATACTGAGGTTATTTGATGCCTCGCCTAGTAGTGCCCTAGTTCCGGTAGCGGTGCGCGTAGCGCCTTGGCCGCCTATGATACCAAGGCTTAGGTCCGACATAGAGGTGAGGCGCTCGATCTGAAGTTGAAGGGCTTGCTCTTCTTGGAGCATAAAACCAGTACGCATCCCAAGGTTCGGAAAGTATATATCCGTTTGCGGGTTGTCAACTGGAATAAGTGCTCCAGGTTCAATCGGTAGCTTATCGTCCTTCAGTGCCGAGGCGGTAGGTCTATAAAAGCCTATCGGCATAGAAGAAATAATACCAACGTCCACCTTCATATTGTGTATTGCATCAATTTCTTTACCTAGTGAGTATAACAATTCCACAAGGCCAGCGCTGTAGTCAGCACCAAAGCGCTTATGGAAGTCTATCGCAAAGAATGGGCGCATGCCAGTAGGCATAACTCGTCGTAAATAAGTCGCACGAAGGATCTCTTTCGTAGAACGGTGTACCCATACGATAACGTCCGCGTTAATCCCTGAACCATCAACGTCGAGTTGTAGATATGCTTCTAAGATCTCATAGCGATCATTAGCCTGTTCCTTATCAATCATGCTCTCGCCTGATTGCTCGATGCGGAGTTGTTTGACTTGGGTTGAGTTGTCGC